AACAAAACTTTTTAATTCTTCAAGAGACCACGCATGAATGTAATCTAAAACTTCGATGTCGTAGTCATGTTCTCTTAGAAATGTAGCTATTTTATGTGCGCCAATAGAGCGACGAATACTAATTTCATCGCCTATCATATTTTCTCTTAGGCCACCAAAAATTAAACCATGCATAAAAAACGGGCCGTTTATACTCGTGCCCAGGAGAAAAGGTAATTAGTCTTCTGCAAGCTTTGAGAAGTATGACATGGTGTCTTCGTCATCATCTGAAACATCAACAGAGACTTCCACGTTATAGTCTTCATCAACAGAGGTTAGCTCTTCAGCACGACCTACGGGAGCGGCAGATGTTGTTCCAAGAACTGCTTGAAGCTTTTGAGAAAGCTCTTCATAGCTTTTAAACGTTGATGGATCAACAAGCTCATTTAGCTTGTACTGCTTTTTCCAGATAGACTCAATCTCTTCGTCGGTAGAAGCAAGAGGAGTAGTTTCTGAAGCAAAGAAAGACTTGTCATAGCTACGATAGCCAGCGACTTGACTCATTCGCAAAACAAAAACTTTACCATTGTCTACGTCCCAAGGAATATTGGGTTCATCTGATTCAAAGCGAGGACTGAACTGCTCCTCAAGCATGTCATAAATTTTCTTGCCGAATTTGTACAAGAAAACCTTGCCGTTATTTTCTGGGTGGGCTGGGTCATCAACAACAAGAATGTTTGCGTAGTAAGAGAGACGCCGCTTCTGCTTACGTGCAGTTTCCTTGTTTGCTTCAGATCCAGAATTCCACAACTGTGAGTTAAGTTCACTCACGGGGTCTTGTTGACCAATTGTGGTGAGGGATTTCTCAATGTACCACTTACCAGTTGGGCCTTGAAAACCGTGATCCCAAATTTTTACAACTGGAATAACGTTGTTCTCTTCGCCTTCAGTGAATGGCAGGAATCGGATTTTACATTCTCCGTTTCCACGAGAGTCTGGGGTGGGCTTCCAAATCCTGTCATCTGCTCCACCATTTTTCTTTGGTGCGCTTGACATTTTTTCTACGGCATTCATAAGTTTGTCGTAGTCATTGGTCGCTTGACGCAGAGCCGAAAGTGTATTAGACATATATTTCTCCTTAACGGTATATACGGTTTATTTCGCGATATTGCGGTATATTTTTTGTACTACATCGTACTCTTCATTATCAAATGAATCTAGATGATTATAAACAAACTTTCTGTGTTTGTCAAGCCTTGACTTGTCTTTACCTACTCGCTTGATACGCTTTTCTTGATTCACTGAGCTTCTATGTGTTTTAGACATAGTTTTTTCAACTTCCCATCATATTTTTTCGCATAGTACTCCTTATTTATACGTACAAAGGGACTATACTTATTCACCAAAAGACATACATCTCCAAGGATGAGGTCTTCCCTAAAACTATCCACAAAGGGATAGAGTTTGTTAAAGATAACTACAGACTCTAGTGCTATCTTTGAACCCATCAGAAGCTTAAATATAAGTGGATGATTACCTTCTGCAATACAATCACTCACATCTTCTGCTTCCATACGATACTCAATATAATCAAGATCGTTATTAAAAGTATACTCTATTTTCTTTTTCGTTAGCAACCATTTTTTATAAATTTCTTCGGCTTCAACGTTAAACATACCACCGAACTTATCACCAGTAGCAAAATTAGATACCATGTATTCTATAAATTGCTTTTCGGTATAGTTTGCACTTAGTTTCTTCAACAATGGTCTAAATTTTTGTTTCTCCAAAGACTTCCTAGTAGAACCCTTGACGCCCTTAGCGCTTCTTATATCATAAGTAGGTTCTGTGAAGTGCAAGCGCAACATACGATAAATTTTGTACGCTTCAAACTCATCCATCAAAACTCTAACCGTGGTTCTTTTTTAAACTTAACTAAATTCAAAAATATAGCTTCTTGTTTAATTCGCTCCTTGAGAGAAGCATTAATAAACTTACTAATCCCTTCAATTTCAATTTCTTTCCGCTCACAATACTCAATCAACGTATCCATACAAGAAGAGTTTGTTCTTGATGCCTCTACTTCTATAAAGTATGAGAACTCTGTGGGTGTCATGAACTCTTTTGTTAATAAGTAAATATCACTCACATGCTTTGATGGCTTGGGTTTTTTGGTGTTATCTACAACTACTTTCATTATTGCTCCGTATAAAAAATATGATCCTGTATAGACATTGTTTTTTGAAACGAAGATGCCCAAGAAGGATTGACCTTAGTCGAGTGGTAATAAATTGAATTGTTTGTGAAATCTGGCATCCCAGCTAATAATACATGTGCTATCAAAGAGGCTTTATCCCAACTGTAATCATCATGAACAATTTCTTCTTTGCCATCGCAATAAAAAGAAAATTGGCATTTGTGTCTTATTATTTTTCCACCAGAATCTAACTTGGCTTGTTTTACTACACCACAAACTGTATTGGGGTAATTTTGGTGTTTGACTCTGTTTAATGTTACCAGACCAACCGCTAGCTGTCCAGCTAATGGTTGATTGCGCGACTCAAAATATATGGCTTCTGCCAAACATTGAGCCTCTTCAGATGCAAATGAACTGTGGGTAAAGAAAAGAAAAAATAAAAGAAAATACTTCATGTTACTCTCCTACAATCGTTTTTTGGATACTGATCATAAAGCAAGTCTGAATTGTAAAACTCTTTTAAACTTTCAAAAATATATTGATGCGTTTTAGCGCCAGGATGCATCATATCCCTTGCAAAATCATTACGATATTTTTCATAATGACCTATCCTACAAAACTTTACATCGTTTTGTTTCGCATAATTTGATACAACTGAATCCAAGGGAGCACCAAAAGACCAAACAACAAACGGAATATCATGTGCTTTCAGAAGATTATTTATCTGCATATAACCAAGATATAAATCAGCAATCATTTGTCCTTGATTTGATAAAAAGCGATTTTGAAACCATTCGGTGTCATATCTACTTGGATGGACTTCATCTCCCCATGAACCTCCCCCTTGTACAGCGGATTTTACATGATATCGTATGTCATACAATTGTTCTTTTGAAGATTCACAATAGTAAAAAAAATGTTTTCTTGTTTCTTCTGGTATTTGTATGAAAATCATTTTTGGTTTTGGTAAGTTCAGTGCAAACCATTGATTCAAATTCCATACAATAGATTCTACACCATGTCCAGCCATTCCAATATTACAAACATCTAAATCAAACCATTTCCCCAAATGTGTATGCCAAAGATCTTCAGAAAATAAACCTGTTCCTTCTGTATAACTATCTCCCATTGCAATTATAAATTCATCATCTTTAAATGATTGAAATTCTTTTGTGCGATATCCTTTAGAATTATATTTGTAGAGAACGGGATTTTTTGGATCTTTATATCGCGGATCAATTTTTTCGAAATTTTCGCGAAACGCCTCTACAGAGTCGGGAGTTCCTCCACTAGATGTATATTCCAGAATTTTATTTGCATATTTTGGGCGAAACATCAAACCATTTTGAACGATTTTATCGCCTTCTTTTGCTCCAGTACCGAATATGGGATCCTCATCCGCTTCTATAAATTCGTATGGAAAACGTTCCCAAACAATATTATAATCTTTCCATTGCATTCAAAAATACCTTAGCAATATTTTCGTGCTGTTTAACACCTGGGTGAATGTTGTCTCTTGAGCCGCCGTGATCTTGATTTTCACTATTAACAACATGTAAAGTAGCACCACCAATATAGCAAACCCAACGGATTGCGTCAAGTGTGCGTTTTATATTGATCTCTTGGTCATACTCAGACAGGAAAGATTCGGTCACATATTCTGGTATCGTACCAGTAATGTTTTGCCATTGCCCGTTACTCATCAAAACTTCTCTTCTGGAAGGGGGCGGCAAGTAAAGACAAACGTGCTCTGGGGACACATCACCTATCCAATGCTTTAGAACTCTGTATGCGGTTTCTAGACTCCCAGAACAAACACCAAAATTAACACTAGACATTCCAGTAAGTTGAGACAAAACGCTGGGCCACGCTTTTTCATATGGAACACATAAACCAAAAGTAAATGAACATCCAAGACACATTATATCAGCGTTTTTTTGATCGCTCTTTCCATCATATCTGTACCCAAAGCGGTCAAAGACATATTCAATATCAACTCCGTCATATATATCTGGTCTATCACCAAAAACGTGATTTAAGGTTTTTCCAGCATAATCAGAACCTGGATTATTTTCCTCACCATAAGCGGATTTAAAGTCAATCATGAACCACTACCTGTTTCAAAAAGTAAAAGAGGTTTCCATAACAAAAGAACCTTGGCCTCATATAATGATAGAAAATGCACTTCCCAAAGAACTAGCAGACGAACTATTAGACACGTTTCCCGATTCAAATTCATTCAAACATGGATGCGTAAGCACAAAACAATGGGAACTTTTTTCAGATGTTAACATAAATTTAGCCAAAGAAACCTTTGAGACGTTGGAAAAAATTTTTGATACGCCTAAATCGACATTTGAAGATTATGAACTGAATCTGAATATATATGGTGGAAGTTCAATAGAGTTAATTAGAGATTGGCACATAGATGGAAATACAAAAAAGTTTCAATCCGTATATTATCTTGGTGAGTCTGCTGGTGGAGAGTTTGAGTTAAAGGGTGGAGACGATATTTTAACATATCCATATCAGCACAATCGTTTAATTGTTTGGTACAATACAAAAGAAACACAGCACAGATTTTGGTCAGTTAACGGAACTCGCTATACGATCTCTATGCCGCTGTATGATTCGCTTTCTCATATTCATCCCGCAACTTAATTAACTTCTTAGCCCACGTATCTCTTTTTTCTAAGAAGACTTGTGGTTCATCTTGTTTCACAGCAATCAATATTGCAATATCTGGAACGGGTGTTCCCGTCATTTCTTCATACATGATTGCATAAGCAGTTGCTTGCATAAAATAGGTATCAATATTTTTTGCTTTTTTTGGATACCCCGCAGTTTTAAAGTCAATCACACACAACTTGTTATCAAACTCTGCAATGCAATCTACTCTGCCAGCAAGACGCAAATGGTCGCTGTAAAGAGCACTCTCTAGGCAATGTACATTGTCTATTCTCTGTAACAGTGGAGAAAAAGATTTAAAAAGCAACTGAGTTGCAAAATCATACTCCACTACATTTTCGTTTCTCAATGTCTTTTCACACATGTCGTGGAAGCGCGTGCCTCTAAGAGAAGCTACGTCAGAAATCTTTTGCGCCTCATCCTCCCCCACGCGCTCTTTCCACTTTGCTATACTTGCCGATGTTTTGAAAGACATTACCGAAGTTACTGAAGGATAGATTTTTCCTTCTGGTGTTTTGTAAAATCTTCCACTTTCATCCTGTGAAAAAAATTCGGCTTCGTTAAGCAATACTTCTTCTGTTTTGACCATTATCTAATTCATACATGTCTTCGTATTTCATACGAGCCTGTATGTACTCCTTTACTAAATCAGATCTAATTATATCATCTGAGGTGAATTCTAGCAAGTAAAAACTCTTCATCATCTCAGCAATTATGTGAAATTTTGACAATCCAGACATATCATTGCGTCGATAAAGGTCTGTTTGTCTAAAATCACCACAAAATAGTATTTTTGTATTTCTGCCAACCCTTGTCATTATAGAGTTCAATTCCATATCATTCATATTTTGACATTCGTCTACGATGATAATTGCATCGTCAAGTGTAATCCCCCGAACAAAAGACGTACACATAAAATACAGATATTTTTGTTCCATTAGTCGCTGATATACTTGCGACTTGGTTGGGAACATTTCTTCAACCATTGCTTGATAAGGTAAAGAGTAAATTTCTGTTTTCTCATCGTAGTCACCAGGAAGATGACCAATCTCGCGTGAAGGAACTGCGGATCTTACAATGATTACTTTTTGGTAGGGGTTAGACTTGTCTAGAACTTCTTCAAGTGCACGATACAGTGCAATGAATGTTTTTCCAGTTCCAGCAGATCCATGAAGCAAGAAAGCTTTATGGGAATTGTAGTTACAGAAAAAATGTCCTTGTGTTTCTGTAATCGCATCGAATGTAGCTAAATCATCAATCCTTATTTTTAATTTTGAATCTCGTTCAACGTTTTCATTTATATTAGTTATAACTTGAAGGGCTTTTCTTTTGGGCATAAAAATGCATCCTTAAGTTGGTTGAAGTTGAAAGAAAATAGCTAAGATGAACCTCCCCTATGTTTTTGAACTGCATTGCGGATTTTAACAGATTTAGAATCTTTTTTGCCATAGTCGGATGCTAGTGCGCTAGTAGGATTCGCCTCTGATATTTTAGATAGGACTTCTTTGAACCCATTATCGGGTTTTGTGCGATCACCAGTGCCGCCGACCATTCCTGGCGCTCCAAGCATCACTGGTTTGAAATGAGGATTTTCCTTGAGGAAGTTCTCTCTTTGCGAGACAGAACACATTTTCTCAATGTACTCACCTGTTTGAGTGTTTAAAAAATCATATAGCGGCATCAACAACCTCTTCAAAATTGCGGAGAATGTTCTTTATAAAAGACGCATTTTCTGCGGAGAATAATCTATTAGAAAGGGCGAGTTCAAGACAACGAACAATAA